TTAAAAAAATGTCAAAAAAACATTTTACACTTTGCTGAAAAGTTCTTTTATATCATATCTTTAGATGAAGGTAAAAAGACTATTGACCTTCATTACTGTCAAAAAAGAGCACTTCGTAAGATGAGAGATAATCGTTTCTTTATATTACTAGCAAGTCGACAAATTGGTAAAACAACTATGATGACTATCTACGCTCTATGGGTTGCATGTTTCAATGATGATCAACGTATTCTTATTGTAGCTAATAAAGAAGGCACTGCATTAGAAATCATGAGTAGAATTAGACTAGCGTATGAGGAGTTACCTAACTGGTTAAAACCTGGTGTAAAGGAATATGGTAAAACGTCTATTGTATTAGCAAATGGCACAAGGATTGGTATATCTACAACAACTGGTACTGCAGCTCGTGGTCAATCTGTAAACTGTTTAATTCTTGATGAGCTTGCTTTCATTGAACCGCATCTGGTTGATGACTTCTGGAAATCTGTTTACCCTATCGTTTCATCATCTAAAAAATCTAAAATTTTTATAGCATCAACAGCTAATGGTACTGATAATCTTTTTTATAAGCTATATTCAGGGGCTGAAAATGGTGAAAATGATTGGGCTTGCGATAAAATTTTATGGAATGAAATACCAGGTAGAGACGATAAATGGAGACAACAAACTATTAATAGTATTGGTAGTAGAGAAGCATTTGAACAAGAATTTAATTGTGAGTTCATTTCTAGCGGTGAGAGTTCGGTTAATAATGAACTATTTGAAAAGTTAAATAGTAAAACTGTTGAACCGAAATTTGTATTCGATAATGGTAAATATCTTTTATGGGACGAACCTAAAGAAGATGGTATATATATAGCAAGCGTCGATACTGCTGAAGGGTTAGGTAAAGATGCGTCAGTAGTTCAAATATTAGATTATACCGATTTAACCAACATTCAACAAGTTGCAGTATACCATAACAATGAAATATCACCTTATAATTTTACTGAAAAAGTTTACGAAATTTTACAACATTGGGGTAATCCTCTAGTTTGCGTTGAGAGAAATAATAGCGGAGGTCAAGTAGTTGATATACTTAAAAATACCCACGATTATGAAAATATAGTATCGTGGGGTGGTTCATTAGCTAATAAGAAAAAACAGCAATTAGGTATTATATCACATACAAATACAAAATATAAAGCTGTTACCAATATGCGGTATTGGATTAATGAACTTGAATCGGTTCAGATAAATGATAAAAGAACAGTTAAAGAGTTGAGAAACTATGTAAAAGCAGCGAACGGTACATGGAATGCAAAGAAGGGACATCACGATGATTTAGTCACCTCACTAATGTGGAACTTAATCATACTTGATAATGATATAGTAGAAACGTATTTTGAGGTAACGAAAAAGGATACAAATAATAGACCTTTAGAGTTACAGCAAATGGATTATGGCATTAAATACTTTATGAACCCGACTTCTTTATATACCAATGAAAAACAAGGGTATCAAAATACATTACCGGTTATTATAGGCAACGCTTCTAATACTAATAGTGAAATAGATCAATTACAAATGCAAGGCTTTAAAGTATGGCAACAATAAATCAATCCCAATTCAATAAAAGTAGATCAGATAAGTTTTTACTTGTTTTAAATTTACCCCCTATATTAAAAGATATAAGTGAGCAATATCTCGGTGCAAGAGAAAATACAGTAATCATTGAAAATAGCTTACAATTTTCAGTTTACGGTTCAGTTGTACCTTCAATACGAATACCGGAAGAAAATCTTGGATATGCAGGTCAGTCATTTAAAGTTTCAAAACATACAAGACCAGCTTATGAAAATGTTACTGTAAATTTTACCATTGATAATGAATTTAATAATTATTGGGTAATTTATAAATGGCTTGACCTTTTAAACGATGAAAAGGAATCTCATTTTAACGGTAAAGATATTTTTAAGACACCTAACGTATCTCCTAAAGAAAGAAATCAAAATAAAACGTTAACTTCACCCGATTTATATCAAACCGATATAACTTTATACGCGTTAGATGAATTTGATAAAAATAAAGTTAAATTTGTATACACAAATGCGTTTCCCGTGAATTTAGGTGGGATCGACTTTAGTTACCGAAATGCTGATGAGATCGAAACTACTTTTGAATTTGCATTCTCTCAGTTATTAGTGGAATTGGTATAATTTTTTACCTGGGATACCATAAATAATAGTATATGGCACGTACAATACAATCTCCCGGTGTAGAAATTAGAGAAATCGATCAATCTATAAGACCTGTAGTACCAGCTGGTACTAACGTATTAATAACTGGATTCAGTGATAGAGGACCTACTGATGAGGTAATTCAAGTAACTTCACAAAGTGAATTTGTTGATATTTACGGTGATCCTACAGTTCCTGCAGAATTATACTTATCAAATACAGCTAGAGCGTTATTTAACAGCCCTGCAAATGTTTTCGTTTATAGAATGCCTTATGGTACAGATAGAGGTATAGGATTTGGTAATAATTATAGTGTTTTAGCGTACCCTGCATCTGCAGTTTCAATTGATGATAGTGCATCGTCCGTAACACAACTTAATACTTTTAGTAATAGTGGTGCGTTATCAAGTACACGAACAGTATTAATTGGTGAACCAAAACACTACACAATAAGTCAAGAAACATATTTTAGAATTCAACAGAGAAATGGTTTCGAATGGTTAGATGAGACAGCAGATAATTTCAGCACATTGGCGGATTTAGGTAAAGCAGCTATACTTGTTATTAATAAAGCACAGACCACTATTGACCAATCTTTCCAAGGTTTTTATTTAGGAGCAATTGACAATACTAATTTAAACCCTGCGACAGATTTTGACGGTATTCTCAATATTAAAACACTTACCGAAGCTAATAGCGGTACTGAAAACAATTTATCAGTTGAAAGTTTTATTGATTTACCGTCAACTAGACTTGAAAATTTACTTTCATCTAAATCTGATAATAATACTAATACATTCGGTTATTCTGATGGTAGTATATCAGAACAAATGGAAAACTTAACTGATTTTGATATCTCATCGAACCAATTCGATGATACGTTATCTATCGGGTTATTCAGACTTAGAACAACACCTACCACGAATAATACTATTAAGTTATCGTTAAATCTTCAAGAAACAGTTGTCGGTTCAACTGATTATCATAGAAAAATTAATGACCCATTAGGTGGTGAACCAATTCCATTCAGAGTTGAAACGGAAGATCAATTACCTACGATGGATATTTTAATTAATGATTTCCTAAGTAATAGGACAGCTTCGACATATTTAAATGCAGATGGCATTCCTCGTACAAAAGTAAGATTTATAACAACTAAGGTGCAAGATGAGTTAAATAGTAATTGGCCAACGCTTTCTACAGCATTTGGTGGAACTATCAATACACAAGCTGCTCTTAAAACGGTAGTTGAAAGTGCTGGTAACAACTTACCTGGTACAGCTGATAGCTTATTTGCACTTGGTTCATATTCGTCAACAATACTTAGTAATAAAGTAATTGGTGATGTACCTCGAAAAATCGATAGATTATTAGACACTGTAGAAAATTCAGAAAGATTTGATATCGACATTACAGTCGATGGTGGTTTATCAACAATATATTCAACTGCACAAGCATTAGGTACTGATACATATGATGATATAGCAGCTGTTTCAGCAATTGATGGCTTTAGAGCAACTAGAGTAGATAATACTTCATTACAAAGTGATAGTATCGATTATAGAGGTTATTGGAATGATGTTATAACTAGATTCACAACATTTGCTGAATTTAGAAGAAAAGATCATATTTTCATTGCTGACTTACCGAGATCAATTTTCGTATCAGGTGAAAATTTCTTAACTTTGCAAGATAGTGATAAGAATTTCTCACGTGATGTGTTAAATCCAATTAAGGCATTTAGTTCACAGGTAAATACAAGTTACGCAGCTACTTACGGTCAATGGATACAGAGTACAGACACTGTTTACGGAGGTTTATCATATACCCCATCATCTGGTTATCTTGCATCTACAATGGCTAATACAGATGCTAATTTCGATCCATGGTTTGCACCAGCCGGATTTACAAGAGGTAGATTAATCGGGGCAACAGGTTTAGCATTAACACCGACACAAAAACAAAGAGATCAGTTATATAAGATTTCAGTTAATCCAATTACATCATTCCCAGTTGAAGGTCCAGTTGTATTCGGTCAAAAAACATTGCAAAAGTTACCAAGTGCATTTGATAGAATTAATGTAAGACGTTTATTCTTATATCTTGAAAAAGCAACTAAGAATACAGTTAGAAACTTTATATTCGAACCAAATACATTGTTAACAAGAACAAGAGTTGTAAATACTTTAACACCAATTTTTGAAAATGTTAAAAATACAGAAGGTTTATATGATTACCTAATTATTTGCGATGAGAGAAACAATACACCTGATATCATTGATGCAAATGAATTGAGAGTGGATATATACTTGAAGCCAACAAGAGCTGCAGAGTTTATATTAGTTAATTTCTACGCAACAAAAACAGGTACAGATTTCAACGAATTAGTTTAATAACAAAGTCATTTAATTAAATAATTACATGGCGGATACAAAAGTATCAAATTTAAACTCAATTACGGTTGCAGGTAACAATGATATATTGTATATTGTAAACTCAATTGCAGGTACATCTAATAAAATAACATTTTCTAATCTTGTAGGTGATAATATAACTGATCTTGATTCAAGAGTCTTAGAAATAAGCGGTACTTTAGAAAATGTATCATCATTTACTGGTAATATATCAACATTTGCATTTAAAACTGATACAAACATATTAAGTTCTAATGTATCAGAATTATCTGGAAATGTTAAAAATTTAAATATTGATAGTTCTGAAGTCATTGATCAAAGATTACCTTCAATTGAAGGGTTAATAAGACCAGGTATTACAAATAGTATTGTAATTGGTTCAACGACATTAACATTTTTAAGCGGAGTACTTCAATCTGTAACATAAAATTATGGCTAATAGAAAATTAACAGAATTACCCACTTTATCACCAATTACTTTTGATAATACCGATTTACTATATATAGTAGATGTACAAACAGATACATCCAAGAAAATCCCATATAGTCTTTTAGCAGGTGATAGTTTTAACGCTTTATCAGCTTACAGTTCGCAAAATACATTAAATGTGGATTATCTTTCTGGTAGTATTGATAATAATACTGTTAATATAGCAGCACTTGATGGTGGTGCAGTTTCTGTAGCAGCAGATATAGTATATCTAAGTGGTGAAATTGACAGTAATTTTAACACGTTATCTAATGAAGTTAATAGTAAAGCAAATCAAACTGATGTAAACATACTATCATCTAATGTTCAAGAAATAAGCGGAGTTGTCAAAAATTTTGATGACGATATAGGAGATTCTTTTACTAAAGCTGAAAGCACGTCTCAAGGTACACTCTCTCTTACTGCAAGTGATGATACAATAACCTCTGTAGATTTAGGTCTCGAAACTACTGATTCACCGGTATTTGCTGGTTTAACTGTAAATGGTGTCAACGTACCTAGTCAAATCAATACCAATACTGCAACTATTGGTAATATTCGAACATTATCAGGTTTTTCCGGCACTGTTACCACAGCTGCAGTGACTCAGACAAAGTATGTCAATATTGTTATAGGTGGTACTACATATAAATTATTATTAGCTGACTGATTAAAATTAGTTAAAATGAATAAATATTAATAACCATGGCACAAACAAGACAAACAATTCAAAATTTTTATACACAAGCTCAAACAAAAGATTTTGCAAGAGATAATCTTTTTAGAGTACTTAATATTAGCTTCGGGGAAGGTACAACTATCAGTTTTGATGAAGATGATTTAGTTTACGCGAAGACAGCTAGTTTACCTGGTAAAGAAATTACATCACAAGCATTACCATATATGGGTCTTAATTTTAACGTTCCTGGTGTTGCAAAATATACTGGAAGTGATGGGTATACAATTACATTTAGATGCGATGAAAGTTATGATTTAAGAAATAGATTCTTGCAAGTAATGAATGACACCTTTAATGATGCTGATAGCACTGGTAATTATTTCATGCCTACTGCTGATAGTGTCATTGATTTAGCTTTACTTGACAAAGAACTTGATAGAGTTGCGCAATTCCAATTAGTTGGGGTTGCTATTCAAAATGTAGGTGAATTAACTTACGATGTAACTTCCGATGGGACGGTGCAAGATTTTGAAGTTACTGTAACTTATCACTATTTTAGACAAACATCTTAATTAAAACCCCTTTTATGGTCCTA